CCGTATTGCGCTCAGATGGCGGATCTAATCGGAGTAGACAGAAGAATAAACAAAGAGAATCCAAACTACAAAATGCTGAAAAAGGGGATTATCCCTAGCACGCCACCGGTTAGATTTCAAATTTTGCTTGGAACATTAAAGCACAAAGAAAAAGGCGTTCAGACAGAGGAAATATCTGAAATGTACAACAAGTCCAGATATAAATTCTTCTTAGATTCGCCGTTTGAAATTTCTGCGATGTGTTGCAAAGTGATGAAAAAATCTCCCATGCACACATACCAAAATACAACAGGCCGTAAACCAATGACGGCTCAAATGGCGAGTGAGAGCAGATTGAGAACGCAGCAGTGGCTTAAAAATGGATGCAATGGATTTAATATGAAATCTCCGATCAGCAACCCTATGAGTTTTTGGACGGAGCAGGATGTACTTCTTTACATACGGCAACTGCAAGATGAATACGACCAAAACTTAACGGTTTGCAACATGGAAGTCCGGAGCAGAGCAGACAAAATTCAGCGAAGAAAAGCCAGAAAATACATCAAAAAGAATCCGAAGAGATTTGAAATCTGTTCTGTATATGGAAAGGTTGTAACAGAGGATGAGGCACACGGTCAAATGACATTAGCTGATGTAAGCAACATGGAAATCTTTGACCTTGGCAGACCGGTTCTCAAAACGACCGGATGTGAGCGCACTGGTTGTATGTTCTGCGGCTATGGATGCCATCTTGAAAAGTCCCCGGGAAGATTTGAAAAGATGAAACTCACTCATCCAAAACAGTATGAGTACATTATGAAACCTTGGAATGAGGGAGGGCTTGGATTCAAGGAAATTATTGATTGGATCAATGAACATGGAAATCTAAATATCAGATATTAGGAGGTAAACAGTATTGACACAGGAGCAGATGAGAAACCTCAACACCATCGTAGAAACGTATGGAAACGATGCACAGGAGGATATGGCTATTGAAGAGTGTTCGGAACTCGTCAAAGCCATTCTGAAATTCCGCCGTAGCGATGAGAAAACAGCGGAAATGAGAGATGCAGTGATTGATGAAATTGCAGATGTACAGATCATGCTCACACAGTTGGGAATTATTTTTAACTGCGTAGCAGAGGTAGAGGAACGAATTGATTTCAAAATCAATCGACAGATGGGGCGAATTAAGGAAAGAGAGGCAAAACGTGATGTTTGTTAAGTCTCAGGATGGAGCGGTAGTTCTGAACAACGACAAGGTAACAGAATACAGCACGGACAGCAAATATGATGGGCGGTACAAAGTTGCTGCCCTCGTAGGAGAAAACAGAGTAGTGATTGGCAGATATTCTACGAAAGAAAAATGCAGAATGGCGATTTCAATGCTTATGGACTGCTACACCATGAATTTGCTGTTTGAAAGAGGACAGGATGAAAACCCCAGAGACTTAGTATGTGAATATGTGGCGGATCAACCACTTGGAGTGTTCGAGATGCCGCAGGAGGATGAAATCGAATAGGAGGACACTATGAGCAAAGAGTTTTATAGAGGGGAAATCTTCTATATCCGCAACGAGAGCGAATATAGCGGAAATGTACAGGGGGGGGGGTAGACCTGCGGTAATCATAAGCAATGATATTGGCAACAATGCAGGACCTATATTGGAAGTGGTTTACCTTACCACCCAGGAAAAGAAACCGTTGCCGACACACGTTAAAATCAACAGTTCAAAATATCCGTCCACCGTGCTTTGCGAGCAGATTGATACGGTAAACAAGGATAAGGTTGGAGATTACATAGGACAGTGTTCTATGGCAGAAATGAAAAAGATCGATTCAGCGTTGGCGGTAAGCATCGGCATTGGAATTAACATCAAATCGAATGATCTGGTAAAGAAGTGGGCGGAAGCTGCAAATGAAGCAGTGAAGCCAGACGAGAAAGAACCTGAACCTATTGCAGAAAAGGTGGAGATGCCGGACGTTGAGACACAGTTGGAAATTGCAAAGATAACTGCTGAGAGGGACGTATACAAACGATTATACGAGGAAGCAATGGCACGGAGATAGGAGGAAACATGGCTCTAATAAAGAGAGACAGAGAAAACTTCTGGATATTAAATTGGCTTGATGAGTACATGGCCGGTCACAAAGGATTTATATGTGGAGGATGTTTCAAAAACATATTCAATAAAGAAAAGGTAAAGGACCTTGATATTTTCTTTGAGAATGAAAGCGATTTTGATGATGCGGTACAGTATTTTGACAGTCAGACACCAGGATATGACGGAGACGATGTAAGAGATGAGAAATATCATTTCCACTACGAAAACGACAATGTAAAGGCATACAAACACATTGAAACAGGTGTTG